CCACTCTGATGCAGATCGATTACTCGTTGTTTTTTGACGAGGGCGATCCGTCTCAGGCTGTGAACGGATACTGGGTGATGCCAGCAATGGTGTCACTCGGTAATGTTCAAGATTTTACTGATGCGTCCGAAAAGGCGTACAGTAAGCTTTTGGGCAAAGTGGGTGAGTCTTCTCAGTGGGCCAATAACGTCATAGAAGCTCGCAAGACCTATGACGGCGCTGTGGATCGGATCGGAACTCTGATCAAATTCACACGCAAAGTCCTCAAAAGGGACATTTATGGCGCGGCTAAAATCCTAAGGATGGGCGTGCCTCCTGGCGCCCGTAAAAAAGGTAAATCCTTGTCCGGTTTGTGGTTGGAATACCACTTCGGCTGGGAGCCACTCCTTGCGGATATTTATGCTGGAATCGGAGCCCTGGGAAGGGACTTCCATTCCAACGTGTTGTCGGGCGGTGCTAAGAACGATCGTTTAAGCATTGTCAAGACGACCAACGCATCTACGGGTGAAAACACGTATGATCAGCAGAATACTGTCACAAGTGTTCGGCAGCGTTGCCGTATTAGGGTTGTCAACCCTAATGCCACTCTTCTGAATGACCTCGGTCTAGCTAACCCTGTGTCAGTGGTTTGGGAAACGATTCCTTTCAGCTTCGTTGTTGATTGGTTCAGTACTGCGGGTGCTGTAATGTCCGCGGCTACTGACTTCCTAGGGATTGATGTACTTGATCCCTACAGGTCGTATAAGATCCAAACTTTCCGCGCATACCGTACGGAGAAATTCTCTCCTGGACACGCTCCTGCGAAAGCAGGCGGGTTTGGGAACTTCCACGGTGTGAACGCGGGTCGAGCGCTAGGCCTTGTCGGACCTACGCTTCATTTTAAGCCCTTCAAAGGCTTTTCGACAACCCGGGGAGCTACAGCAATGGCGCTCCTAATTCAACTGTTGCCTAGGCATTAGCCGAAGCAGCGAATCCTTTCATAAAGGTTTATCATGCCAGCATTGGCCGATATTGTGGTTAAGAAAGCGGATGGTTCAACGGACGTCACCTTCACTGGTGTCGTACCGTCCGCGGGCGATAAAACGCCCGCCGTCTGGCGTTCGAACAGTGCGGGGGGAGCGATTGGACAACGTCCTGAGCTCCGACTTCAGTCTTCCAGTAATGGAGACGGGTCGGCGCGCAAGATGGTGGCCAACTTCTCTTTTCCGAGTCTGTTCACAGACACTTCCACCGGTCGTGTTTCGGTAGACAAACG